CTTCCATCTCTTTTGCTGGCTTTGCAGCGAGAGAGTTGTACTTGCTTGCATCAGCAGATGCTGGCTTGTTAACCGCACTTCCGCCGATACCGTAAGGTGACTTAGTTGAGTAACATCCGCACTCGATGCACATTACTTCTTCTTGCCCATCTTCTTTACGGCAGCCTTCTTAGCAGCCTTCTTCTTTGCTGGCGCTTTCTTTGCCATCTTTGCCATGCCCATGCTTGCTCCTGCAGATTCTTTCATTGCGTAGTTCATTAGTCGTCATCCTCATCTTCTTCGTAGTCGTTGCCTGATATTTTTTCTAACGGTTTGATTGGAAGAATCCAATCAGGATAAGAATCTTTATCTAGTATCAGCCAGAAAGCCATATCTGCTGTGAATCCAGCACGGCGTAATGACTTGTAATACTCGTTGAGGGAAATCGCGTAGGCATCAAGAGCAGAATAAGTATCTAGGTCTATAACTTTTTTCTGTCTTACGACAGGTTTCTTCTTTGCTGCCATGGTTTCCTCCCTTAGTTTTTAAATGAGTTTGTGTCTCCATTAAAGGCTTTGCCAACCTTATTGGAAATGTCTACTGCTGCCTGTATCTTTGCCATGGATGTACCAGTTGGCTGGATGCCTTGCTTTCTAGCATCTCTATACGCTTGCAACTCTGCTTCAAATTTTTTCTTAGGCATACTCGCCGATGAGTTTGCATCGCCTGTCCCGAACTCTAGGTTCGATGCTCGCAGACACTCGCCCCAATTAGCGTGGTCTTGCGTTGGACAGCCTGTTCTACATGCCATTAAATTTCCTCCAGGAACTCTCCGTAACCTGCTGCGGTTAAACGGACTGCGGCTGTGTCATCTACTTCGTAGATATGCCCGCCTAAATAAACTTCTTCTGCTGCTAATACTTCCGTAAGCGATGGGTATCTGTAGGAGGAATACACACCCTGCGTACGGAGAACTGAAATACCCTGATGTAAAGTCATACGAGAAAACAAAGGACCGCCACCTGCTGGGGTTTCTTCAACTGTTGGTGTTGTAAATCTATACATGTTATGTCCTTAGTTAGAGGGGAGCAGAGCCGAAGCCCTGCCCCCCGTTGCAACTACAATGCTGCGATTGAAGAACCTGATTCAATGCGGTATAGAGATTCTTCGCGGTAGCGAGAGAATCCAAGTACGCCGTACCAACCGATTGGTCGGAAACGCATGAGTGAATCTGTGACTGGTCCGATAACAACATTTGGCTCAACTGCTACAGCCTCTGCAAGTGCCTGCTTTCCAGCAACGATTGTGCTGAATACGCGGGTTACTGGAGTTACTGTGACAACAGTTGATGCTGTAACTGGAGCAGAGTGTGCTGTGTTAACAGTGATTGTTGTTGTAGAACCTGATGTTGCGATAGCAGAAATCTTTGCACCAGAAGCGATGCCTGTTCCTGAAATCTTATCGCCAACTTCAGCGCGTGCTGCAATAACAGAAGTTGAAGCAACACCGAGCGTAAACGCTGCAGATGCTCCTGCTACTGTTGCTGCTGTTGTTGCGAGTGCTGTCTGGTCTGCACCTGACTTAGCAGAGAACATGCGGTTGGTTTCAACAAAGAAAGCACCTTCGTATGTTCCGATAGTTCCAGCCCAGAGGTTGCCCTGACCTGAATCTGTGAGTGAGTGAACATCGCGCCATCCAACATTGCCAGTCTCAGCACGAAGGTCGTGTGAAACTTCTGGGTGGATGCCTGTCCAGTAGAGGTTACCCTCGCGTGGAACAGCCTTGCGTGAACGCAACTTTGCGACAATCTTGCGGATGTCTGCTGAATCAACTGCTGCTGCCGCTGTGACAGTTGCTGTTGATGTTGCTGTTGCACCTGCGTACTGAACATAAGTTCCGCCGTTAAGTGCTGACATTGCAATTTGGTCAATGGAGTCTGCCATGTTATAGGCAATGATGTCTGCAACTGCTGGGTCAACATCTGAAAGTGAGAACAACTGCAACTTGCGTGTAACAAGTGCGCCGTTACCCTTTTCTTCTAGTGTGACAGAAACGGTTGATACATCTGGTAGTGCCACTGCTGTGACATCTGTTGTTTCTCCGAGTGTTGAAGTAGCAGCCGCCAAGTCGTTGTAAAGTGAGAATACAACGGTTGAACCTGGCATGGCTTGCTGTGCTGGGCGCTTGTCTGCCACTGAACGAATCATTGGCTGGCTGCGCAGAGCGAACTCAACATAGCGGTCATACGCTGTCTTGATAAGACCAGCGATTGCTGTTGTGTCTGTATATGCCATTTAGTTCACCTCCTAAGGTGATTGGTAGTTTGTAAGTTAATTGATGCCAAGGATGGCGTTCAATGCAGCGGGACCTTCTGCGGATAGAATCTTTGCTAATGCATCTTCATCAATCGTTGGCGCTGCTGCGCTGTTGACTGTGTTGGCGATTCGTTTTGCAGCAGATACATCTACGCTGTCTTGTTTTGCTTCTTCTGGCGGGGTAACTCCAAAGACATCGCCGTATTCATTAAGCCATCCTGAGATTGCTTCTTCTCCCTCAATATCTTGTGGGATAAATGCTGCGATTTTTGGGTTGATACCCTTTGCTGTTAGTACATCCTTGACTGTACGCTGACGAGTCTGAATTTTCAGACCGTTAGCCTCTGCCTCAAGTTCCTTTAAACGCTTTTCGAGCGTACGGTTTACTTTCCGTAGTTGCTTAACGACATCTCCACCTTCTTCGGTGAAGTCATCTTCGTCATCGTATTCGTAATTGGTAGCCATCTACCTATCTCCCTTGTTAGTTGTATTCGCAATCCACAAACGCGGTTCGGGGAAACCATGTCGGCTATTGCTACCAGACTGTTACGCTGACGGGGCTGGTGGGTCCGTTCAGGATTCTATTTATTGGTTAGTGGTACTTCTTAGTGAAGTAGCACCTACGCCGCTTGAGCCACCGAAACGGAACTTTGTTTCTCTTTCGGCTCTGCGTTGTGAAGCAAGGATTGAAGATTGTTCTTGAGCAATCGCTGCGTTGACTGCTTCTGTTTCGTTGTAAGCCTGGCTTTCAATACCTGCAAGGCGTGACTGTGTACGAGCAAGTGTCTTAGCCTGCCCAAAGTCTTTCTTAAGGGCTGCCAAATCTGCGGTACCAGTGGCTCCGATAAGTGACTCGGCATAACCCATACCCATTGCACCTTTACCACCGAGGTCAGAGAACCCAGCGTAGGTAGCAGCGGCACCAATCTCAGCAGCGCGAACCTGCTTCTTGATGATGTCCATACCCTTTGTAGGGTTGAGCAAATATGAAACAACGGCTGAGTCATCAATCTCTGGGTAGTAACCCTTGAGTTGCTTAACTACATCTGTGTTATCTGCAACGCGAGTCTTAGCGATATTTACTCGCTCCTCAAATTCGCGTGGTGAAACCATGTTGGCAATGTACTTACCTAGTTCAGAGCGAGTACCAAATACTCCAGCATCTAAACCAAAGGCTCCTAAAGTTTGAAGGTAGCCTCTTTCCATTGAGATGTATGTAGCCTCGTTAATAGCCTGACCCGCATCTCGCAAAGCCTGCATGCCTGGGAAACGCAACTTGTAAGATGCCTGCTTAGGTAGTTCAAGTTTAATTTGTGATGCGGTAAAGTCCTGGCGAATCATCTCGTCAACAGTATCTGCTAAATCAGCAAGACCCATTTCTGAAAGTGCTGCTTTAAAGTCCTGTTGCGCAGTTCTTTTTGCCTGTGCTTCTATATCAGCCTTAGCCTTAGCAGCGGCTGCTGCTGCGGCTGTTGCTGAATCAGATGACTTTTTGGTAGACCAAGTTGTAACAAATGCATTTAGTTCTGCTGCAGATGCAAATGTTCTTATCTGCCCAGTGTCTGGGTCGGTCCATGTAAAGGTTTGGTTACCACTGCCAGTGTTTCCACCAGTACCACCCGTGCCGCCCGTACCGCCTCCTCCACGGCTACCTGGAACATAGTCAGGATTCTTTTCAGATGAACCAAAGTCAATCTTAGTTCCACCCTTGCCATCGGCAACAATCTTGCGCCTTAGTGTTCCTGTTGTCTGGGTATTGTTTTGATAGTCCCAACCAACGAAAGTTCCTGCTGCTGGAAATGCAGGTGCAGGTTCTGGAGTTACATAACCTGTAGCGGTTCTAGTGGTTCCAGTCGGAATAGGACCAACAAACATGCCGCTAGTGTTAGCGCCCATTGTAATGGTAGGAGTAAAATTAGGAACGACTGTACCTGTAGGTGTAGGTGTAGGTGCTACAACAGGAGCCATGCCAAGTAACTTGCGTTCGGCTGCGCTAAGCGTTTGACCGCTTTGAAGTTTTCTTAATGCTTCTCTTGAATCCGCCATTATCCGCTGAACCCAAATGTTCGTGCAAGGTCAAGAGCCATATTGCTATATGTTTCCTTTGCATTTTTTGTATACTGCCAGAGTTTGTCTTGCTTAACTTGCTTAGTGAAGTCAGCAAAAGTACGGGCATTGCCAGTATTATTGTCAACAACTTTACCCATGAGGTCATCCCATGTGATTGCTGTTGAGTCAACCTCAAGCAAGTTAGCCATCTGTTGGCGGTAGTTATTAGTTACTTCATATAGGCTACGCCCAGCCTTTAAAGACTCGGCGAACGGCTTGTATGTTGGGCTATCCATTGCCTGCTGCTTAACAGAGTAGAGCCAATAGTTAGCATCTCTACCATCGTTAGGGTCAAGAAGCGAAAAGTTAATTTCCTTCTCAAGAGCAGAATCAATCTTGATGCCATACATGTATGCCTGGTTCTTAACCTTCTCAAGTGTGGAACCAAGGGTTCCGCCACCTGTAAACATAACATTTGACTTAGTTGCAATAAAATCTTCTAGTTGTGAATCATCCCAGTTGTTCTGGATGGTCTGCATAGCAAGACCTTTAATGAACTCTGAGTTGTCAATTAACTTGCCAGTGGCTGGGTCAGTTGACATTGCTGAGATACCAAGGGTATCCAACTTAGCAGCAATGGTTGACATCTTGTTCTGGACCTTCTCGGTGAAGGTGGATGCATTGCGTGGGTCGCTAGTTTCTAAGAAGAAGGAGCGCATTGATGGCAAGGTTGTCTGCCACCAAATTGTTCCCTTAAGTATTTCCATGAAAGTTTTTTCGTCATACTTAAATTTCTTAGCATCGTCAAGAAGTTTATCAATCTGAGCCTTCTGAGTCTTGTCCTCAAGGGATGCAAATGTACTGCGTAGGTATGACACCCAAAGTGTTTTAGTATCTAAGCCATCGGCTGGAGGCGGAGGAGGAGTTCCTTGGTCACCAGGCTTAGGCTTTGGCTTAGGAGTAGGCTTTAAAGGAGTGTTTGGGTCAGCATCAATACTATCTGGGATGCCATCTTTATCAGAATCTTTTAGCCCAGCGCCAGGTGCAGGCGGTGGAGTGATGCCCCCCGCTCCTGCTGGAGCGGCATCAACCTTTACCTTAAGGGCATCTATTTGAGTATCTGTTTTTGTATCTACTACGCCAGTATCTCTATTATCTTGCTGCTTCTTAAGAAGTGGGTCTAACTTAGCAGATGCTTGATATGCAGAAATTGCTGCCCGCTCAACTTTTGTTGCTTCGTCAAACTTGGTTTTCCAAGCATCAAGTTTTACTTTGTAAGCAGCCTTATCAGCCATTAGTTGCTGGCGCTGTGCGCTACCTGCTGGAGCCTGTCTAATGAGTCTATTGATTGCTTCTTCGGAAGTATTATCATTTGTGTTCATAGACCATGTTGGCTTTGGTCTACTGTTTTTTATTTCTAAATAATTTTCAAGTGCTTTTTTGTGAGCAACTTCTAAGGCTTTAGTTTTTTCTGATGCAGCCATTAGCGTGTTCTCCTAACATCAGCAGCAACCTCGTTGTAGATAGCATCTAGGTATGTGTTTTCTGTACGCTTAACAAACTCAGGGCTTGACTGCACCATTTCTTCGATAGCCTGTTGGCGACCAGTAACACTTGTATCTTGGCTCTGACTTAAGAAAGCATTAACACCTTTGCGGTACTCAACGCCTACGGCATTGCGACCTAGTAACTGTTGATAGACAGCCTGAACATAGGCTGATGCTTCTTGTTCGGTAAAGACAGGTCCTTTGCTGGTTGCAGCGCCACCGCTTGCAGCAAGCCCCGCAAGGATTGCATCAAAGTTTGCTGACTTAGGTGCGCCAGTACCAGCAGCGTTGCCAGAGTTTGTCTTTGGCTTGTCTTTTTCGTCTGCCATTACACCACCACCGAATCATTTAGAAAGTAACGATTAAAGAATTCACCGAACTCTGGACTTTCGGCAACTAACTGTGTCTTGATTGCGCCAAATACATCTGCAATATCTGCATTGCTTTTTGCTTCTAGTGAGCCAGAGCCACCTAAGCGGTCACGCTGGTCAAGGATTGCAGCAATCTTCTTGCGAATATCTAGGTAGATAGCAAGTGACTTAACTACTGGGCGTTCACCATTGGCAGACATCCAAGCCTTATCTTGTAGCGCTGTTTCAAGAACTCTTGCACGGCGCTCGTACTTGCCTCTATCTGGTGAGATGTATTCTGAGTACCAGTCGAAGTTAACTTCTGCAGTAGCCTGAACCCATAGTCGCTTTGCTTCCAAGTGGTTAGCAAGTTTAGGGTCGCGGTCAGATGAGATACCGTTTTGAATCTTGAAGGCATCAATGCCATCCATAATTCTTCCGAACTCAGTCCAGCCACGCTTAATGTTGGCATCGCGTACGAGTTCAGCAGGGTTACGATTCTGACGGTAAGTATTCTTTGAGCCAGGGTATGCACCTGAACGGTACTGCCATTGGTATGCTGCTTGGCTAAAGGTGTACTGACCATCAAAGTCATTGGCAAGGAAGCCAATCAACTCTGGGTTATCAGATGCTTCTGCCTCAGCCATAAGGTTGCGATATTTCTTAAGGTTTCGCACTGTCTGTACATTTGCTTCAAGCCCGCCTGGACTCTTAGAAAGACTTACAGTAGCCTCGAAGTAATCTGGATACATCTCAAGGAACTTAGCCTCTGCTTCGCCTGGTCCGTATTGTTCCTGGAACTGACGGAACGCACGCTGGTAGAAGTCCATCTCAGGTGCAATAGCAAATGGTGCAGAGATTGAAGTCAAAGCGCGGAGCATAAAGAACTTGTTTGTCTTATCTGTAATCTCCTGCAATGTAGGCTCATCACGCTTACCTGCATTGTAGTTGTATGTTTCATAACGAAGCATCTGATTAAATGTACGGACATAAAGTTCATCCTGTGTCCACAGCGTTGTTAAACGGCGTACTACAGCAGGAGTAAATAAATCTGTCACCTTTTGTGGCTGACCTACTGGGAACAAAGGAGCAAATGCATCTTCTAGTTCTGGTCGCCCTCTAACGATTAGATAGGCTGGAGCAACAATAAAAGGACCCGCACCTGGGTTACCAGGTTGACCCTGTGTAATAACATCAAGGCTTTGCAGCGGGATGTTAATGTTTTTAAATGCGTTTTCAACAACAGGCTTCCATGATGATGGCAACGAGTCAATGAATCCTTGTGGAACTTGAACAACTAGGTTTCCGCCTACGCCAATCTCACCAGCATCTGTGATGCGGTTACCATCTTGGTCTACTACCAACTGCCCATTAACCACCTGAGCAATGGTGCGTGAGATGTTGGTTAAGACAGAAGGGTTCTCGGCAACGATACCGCCCCAACGCTTAATGGTATTTTCATAAGCCTTGTAGAACGGGAACATAAGCGACATTACTGTGCTAGATGATGCACCAGTACGGCGAACAATCGTAAAGAGTGTGCGCTCTACTTCTTGGCGTGCTTCTTCTCTTGCACCGCGTACTGCACGGCTAAGTTCTTCTGCCGTTAGTCTGTCTCCACCCTTGGCTGTAGCCATCTGGTCAATGTTCAAACGCAAACGGCGCTCATATACACGCTGTGTCAATGGGTGACGAGCGAATACATCTTCTGGCAGTGAGCCAAGGAAGCGCATTACACGGCGATTAAAGGTATCAATCAAGCGCTCTTGGTCTGTGTATTCCTTGGATGTTGTCACAAGTAATCCATTGATTTCAGGCAAGTTCTCTGGGTTCTTACCAAAGCGATTCATTAGATAATCTTGAACTTCGCCACCTGTCATAACCTTGCCATCAGGCTTAGCCGCTGAAAGGAATAGCGCTGTTTCCTCATCTGGGATATACAACTTAACCGCATTGCGTGTAGTTGCAATCTTCTCAACAAGGTGTTCGTCAAGTTCTCCACCGCGCAGTTTAGTAAATCCAATGCCTTCACCAACGCGGGTGTAAGTATCATTGGCATACTTGCTGCCATCAAATGTCTTGAACCACTTAAGCAAATCTGTATCAGTGGCACCGTCAAGAATCTGACGAACTAATGGGTCCATGATTCCTGATTCTGGGTCACGGAAGTGCATGTTAAGTATGTTTGACCAAGCCTCAAAATAGCGTGGGTCATTAGGCTTAACTGCACTTACTGTGCGTGAACCGATACCAGTTGTGAACGCCATCTCCTGTGCAGATACCATTGCGTTCCATGTCTGCTCAGCAGATGTACGACCAAGGAACCATGATGCACCCTCGAAAGCGTTAGGCAAATCATAGCCATGACCATTAGCATCAACACTCATTGTGCCGTAACCAAGTCGTGACTTGATTGCATTACTTTCGGCTGCAGTAATACGAGCGCCAATGCGGTCTGCCATATCATCAAGATGCGCATGCTGCATTGCATAGATGCGCGATAGATTCTCAGCAGCATCTTCAACGCCATTGTTAATCATAGCGTTTGCATTTTCAGCAGTGTAATAAGGATTTACTGCATTGTCTCTACGCTGCATACGCTGGCGCTTAACTGTCTGGTGACGAGCCATGCGGCGTTCTTTAGGAGTTGCAAACTTCTGTTCCATTGCTGGTAAGTCGTCAACAACTTCTGCCAACTTTTCTTCATCAAGTTTAGCAAGGTAAGACTTAACGCTGTTCTCTCGACCCTCTTTACCAACAGAGCCAGGAAGCACGATGTGGCTTACGCCACCTGCACGCTTATCATCTGCAACAATCAAACGACCATAGCCGTTATCTTGCATAACCTTAGTTGCTGGGTCGCCTGCATCTTTCCAACCCTTGCCAGTAATCCAGGCACGGTAAGCCTTTTGCTTGCCACCGAAAGCAGCATCTTTAATCTCTACAGGGATGTCACTCCATTGAGTCATGTACAGTGGCTTGCCGTAGGCACGCACTGGGGTTACAGAACCCTTAACTGCATTAACCCTAAAGACAGGGCGGTATGACCAGTTCTTAAATAGGACAGTTTCTAAATCGTCTGACTCTGTAGCCAGTACAAGTGTGTCGTAATCAATAGACTTAACTCTGCGCCATGAAGCACCACTTTTAATTTCAACAATAGCGCCACTATTGACTGCATCAATCATGTCTGATTGAAGGCGAATCATTGCTTCGTTGAGTACATCTTGGCGCTTCTCAGAAGGGATAGTGCCACCCTCTGGTGTTGGCTTTTGACCTAAGCGACCAGCCCTACCTGTTGGGGTTGGGATGTATTGTTCGACTGACTTGATAATGCCACCTGATGCGTAACGATTAGCAATCGTAGGCGAAGCAGATAGGGCAAGAGAGCGAGTCTTGTCAAGATTAAATACATCATCTGGGCTACCGTGGTAGAGAGTCACTGACTCTAAATCCTCAAGTGCGCCACGAAGTGTGCGTAGTTCATCTTCTACAGTTAATGGACCAGTATCTCCAGTGAGGCGCAACTTAAATCTATCGCGCTCAATCTCACCAATGCGAACTGATATAGCCTTAGCAAGTTGCTGACGGCTCATATCTACTGCACGGAGTTGGTCAATGCCTGTAGCAAATTCATATTGCAAAGTCTTAATGTCATCAACCTTGCCAGACATAACATTTACTTGGTCAATAAGGCGGTTGAATCCAACCTTGCGGTTATTAAAGAAGCGTGCAACGCCATCCTTGCCACCCGCTGCAACCATTGCTGGTAGAGCAAAGCCCTTTGCAAGCATAGATAGTTGCGCTTCCGTAAGGTTACGAACAGTATAACCAAGGCGCATCAATACCGATGTCTTGAAGATGTCGTTAATAGTATTAAGAACTGCCAAGCCACGCTCTGTGCGCATTGCAATTTCTTCAACTTGAACTCCATCAAGAAGCCCAGGCAGTGTCATTTCATGTGCATCAATACCGTACTTAAGTTTGCGCAAGTCTGCTATAACTACGATGTTGGCTGATTCACGCTGTAGCACTGGAGCCTGAGCAACAACTACTTGACCGTTTTCCATGTAGGAAACAAAGCCTTGGTCATTGTGTTTCTTAATTGCGGTTGCACGGCGAGCATCAAAGACTGCATAGATTTTATCTAGTTGCTGCTGGTCGTAATTAGGAAAGAGTGTTTCCATTGCATCACGCTCTGCACGCTTAATAACATTTAAGCGCTCGCCAGGTGTAGCACTTGAAAGATATTCATCTGCATAGGCTGCACCCTTGGCACCGAAGTTACCCTTTGAAAGAAGGTTAGCCTCACGCAAGAAAGCATTAAACTCTACATAGGAGTCGCCATCGTTTACATTGAATACACCGCTTGGGAGTTCCTTTGTAAGATAGTTAACAACCTTGACAATCGGGTGTAGTGAAGATGCTTGAAACACAGCAGAGTCTGCTTCTGCAAATGTTTCACGCGCTTGCCTAGATGACTTTGCAGCCAACTTGCCTTCCCACGGTCCACGACTAAATCCATACTTAAGTTGTCCACCAGTTGAGACAGTCTCAAGGGCAGCACGATAACGGAAATCTTCTTCTGCAAGTGACTTAACATGTCTGCCTAATGCGCTGTTGTAAGGTTCAGATACGAGTATGTCGCCATCTAACTTACCTTCAAGGGCTTGGCGATGTGGATGTGGAATATCCTGCATTGCATCAAGACCAAGTGCTACATCTGGGTCAGCCTCAGCACGCTTAGCAAGGGCTGATGTGTCCTTAAGCATAACTGCACGGAAGGTATCAACTACTTCTTCGTCTGTATTAGCACGCCCGAAGATGTATGCCATGGCATCTGGGTTAGTTACCTTCTTCTTTTTCCAGTAAGTGTACTGTGTCTTAGCATCACTTTCTGCAAGAAACTTAATATCTGCTACTGCATCACCCTGACCATCGAGGGCTTTAGTAAGCAATCCATCCAAACGGTCATTGGTCATAGCGAATTTACCAAAAACTGCACGGGCTGTACGACCATTGATGTTCTCAAGCATTGGTGCTTTGGCTGCAATTACTGCGCCTTTGCCCAAGAAACCTGTAAATGTCAGTGGGTCAATGATAGTAGAGGCAACAACATCCTGGATACCAGAGATGAACTTACCTGTGTACTGGTCATTAAAAGCAACTTCTCTATCTTTGGCATCAAACAAATCAAAGCCAGATGATAGGAATCTAAAGTTATTGTCAGTCCAGTCAGCAAACCATCCGCTGTTATCTCCTGCGTTCTTACCTGGAGAGATAGCGCCAAGTGTTGCTTGACCTAAAGAAATGTTTTCTTTCTCTTTATCTACGCGGGCTGTATACTCTGAGAAAGATTCGCCCTCTGTCTTGTACTTGTTGTACATAAAAGGGTTGCTTAGAAGTACATCTACACCCTCACGGCGTACCTTGCCACCCAATTCATAGGATGCTTCGCCTAATTCAAGTAGACCTTTAACGGCTCCACGAACTGGAGTTGTTCCAACCTTAACTGTATTCTTAACAAGGTTGATACCATCTACATACCACGGGTCATCATTTGAACCAGCAGTTGAAATATCATGTATTAAGCCAGGAATTCCAGAGAAGTCAACTACCGACTTCGCCATCTTTCCTACTGAATCATACCAAGCCATCAGCCCTGCACTCTGCTTCGCATGTAGCGGTAAAAGTTACGAGTAGCATTTGTGGCATTTGGTGACTCTGCAATGCGGGCATATACAGGAAGATATGCAGTTAACTTAGCAATATCCTCATCGTTCTGCGCTCTAAGCATTGAAGGTGCAGCCATTACTTCTTCTCCAGCGCTTGGTCCCATGGCAGCACCAGTATCTACACCTTCTTCTGGGTAGGCAGTGGGCGCATCAATCGGAACAATGTCTGAATCAGCAGCACTACGCATGCTAGAACTTGCTGCCTTGAGATTAACACCTGACTTATTCATCTTTGCCGCTGTTTGAAGTTCGTAGAAATCGCCACCATTATCCATACCTGCGGCGTACTGCGCTGGTTGTCCTGCGCTACCTGCACCACCTGTTGCGGATACTCCGAAGTTTGTTGCTGCTGGTTCTGCCATTTCTATCTCCTTCGCTTTAAGAGCGACTATTTAAAATTTGGTGAGCAGTTTGTAAACTTACTCAGGTTTATGAATTACTTGTTCTTTGAACCCTTAGTTCCTCCAGGTTGCTTAGCAAACGCTGTTGAACCCTTCGCTGGTGATGCTGCGCGTGGCACACCATCCTTACGGGCTGGTTGCTGGTACGCCTTGCCTGCTGTACCTTGATTAGCGACTTTCTTTTTCATCATCTTCATATTTCTTTCACCTCCTTAGGCTGGTGTACGGCGGATTAGTGAAGCCTGTAAATTAGGCTCACCTCTTTGTGTTAATCCTGCGAGTAATGATTGAACATCTGGTCTACCACCTGGGGCAATCTGTCCTGGTGCCACACCAACCATACGACCAGTAGCACTTAAGCCTTCTGGTAATCCACCACCCGCACCTGGCTGCCCTGGCATACCCATTTCTGGACCCATCTGCTCAGGCATTGCTGGTGCTGGTTGCTCAACTGGAGCAAACGCCTCTGAAACTGCAACTTCGATTGAAGTTCCTTTTTGGCGTGCGTTAATAACGGATGAAAGTTTGTACAAAATGTCAGAAGGGTCTTGACCTTGGGATGCAAGTGCAGGAATTGCCTGTGCGTATGATGCAATCGCTTGCTTCATAGCATCGCGCAGTTCCTCAGTGTCAACCTTTTCTTCTTCTTGTGAAGCATTGAAAGAAAATGGCATTTGACGGCGTAGGAAGTCGCGTGAAATCAACTTATCACCGCGTGCCTGTAGTCCAAAGACCAGTGCGCGGTTAGGGTCAAGTCCTGCCATCAAACCATATTGAACATCTACGGTGTAATCACCGTTAATATCCTTGGCTGGGTTGTACTTAATTGCATAAGGTACGCCATTACGGTTACCCTTGATGTCTTTTGTTTCTGTGCCAAATACTTTTTCGTCAACTTCTAGGGCTAATCCCATTAAGTCAACAAATACGCGGGCAAACATTGCGTGTGCTGTCTTAACCTGGGTATCAAATCCACCCATAAGAGCCTGCACACCACGACCTGTAACGATTGAAGCATCAATGTTACCTGTTCGTGACTCAGGATAACGGCTGCCTAAGCGCAGTTCTCCTTCAAGCACTTGCTGTTGCGCGAAAGCACCCTGAGGTATTTCCAACGGGATTCGGCGAATTTCGGAAGGGCGTTCAGAACGAATAATTGCATCTGGTCCAAGGGCTAACTCCTGGTCATTTCTGCCCATTGCTATTGGGGCTTGTACAGATTTGGTTGCTGCTTCAAGTGAAAGAAGCGCATAGCGTGCCTTTGCAACTTGAATTGCAAGCACATCATCAAACTGCCCACGGCTTTCGCCATCAAGTGATGGGCGTTCTACAACACGAATAAGAACTTTGCCGATTGGATTCTTGCTACGAGCAAGGATTAAATCATGGCGGTTAGGTAGGAATAAAACATCCTGGTCTTTATCGTGGTAACGAACAATCTCAGACATCGTTGAAGGATTGTCTTTGTCATAAATCAAGTGAGCCATCTCAGGATACTCAGCCATTAACTCTGCTGTTGGCTTCTGCATGCGCTGGAAGAACATAAGCACGCGACCAAAGCGGTCCATTACTGGGTAGCAACCTGTTGAATCAAAGAAGTTGATGCGAGGCATCTTGACATCGTAATCAATTTCAATCTGCGCTGGAACAAAACCATAAGTTACATAACGGTCAGCAGCGGTAAACATCTGAGTCTGCAAGTCTGAGAAGTCAACAATGGCGTTAACAATTTCTTCACGCTTGTCTGCCTTCTTACGGGCAGTCTCTGACACCATAGATGGTGAGTTGCAGTTAAATGCTGGAAGTGGAGCGATTACTTCGGAGGTATCACGGGCTGCAATATCCACCATGTTTGCCACGATTGGGTCTGAGAAAGGACCGTCTGGGAACAAGTCTGGGTAGACATCACGCATTAAACCCTTGCGAACAAGTAGGACCTTCTGCATGCGAGCATCGCGCTCGGCGTAAATACGGCGGTAGCGGTCATAGTTCTCTTTAATATTTTCGATAGAGTAAGCCACATCCACCTCCTTTTCTATGCGTACATATCCTCTAGTTCATCCAGATTTATGTAAGTCTGTTGTTGACGGTCATACTTCGTTTGAAATATGCTGTAGTTGCCGTGCCTTCGTGAGTACGACTGTGTTGATGTAATTCTGTCTCGGCATGCCAGTTCAACGAACCAGAACGCCATTACGCAGTCAGTCTTTTGAGACTTAGGCGCATCTGGGTACCAGGTAATCAACTGCTCAATCAAAGCCTTTAAGCCTTCGGATTGATGTGTTGATGGAAACTCAACTAAGGCGTTGCCATTTTCATAATCGTGAAACAGGGTAGTAAGTGATGCAACACCAAAGTCTGCATCCCATTTGTTGTTTCCCGTATGATGTTCTTTAAGTGTTGCACCCTTACTTGTGAGGTATTCCCGAACCTCTCGGTCCTGAGTCAACATGGTTTGAAAAGCATTTTTTTCAACTCGCCACTCAGAAACTCGGTACTTGTCTGTCCAGTCCTTAATCAAGGAACGAATACCATCAGGCTTCATGCCTTGCTGGTTGGACACATCCAAGATGTAGCGCTTTTGAGTTGAGATGTCTAAGCCGATACATACTGCTGCAGTAAACCCAGAACCTGCGGGGTCAAGACCAGCCATAACAATCAAGCCATCCATACCGTTAGTTCTGTTACCAGCCTTACCCTTGGGGATAATGCCGATGTTGCGAGCGCCATTGATGACACCCTTTACTGCAGCGCCAGGGAAGGCAGAGTCCTCATGGACTTGCTGCTGCTGATAAACCATTGCCCATAGATTGGGCGACATACGACCACGCTTCTTAGCAAGAGCAGGTCCACTCCATTTATCGTACAAACCATTTTCATCTGGGATACCTTTACCACTGACAGGTGGCATATTGGTCTTAGCCCAGAGAGTTACCCATTTCGTTGGGTCCTCGTCAAATTCTAATACTGCAGGTTGTGCAAAGTATGTCCAGGGGGAAGTTTCATCTGGGTAACGCATAGGGTCGCGTAATTCAGAGTACAAGTCCTTAGGGCGAAGGCGAGTGCCTACGACCAACAACTTACCGCCGTCTTGGTCAATACGGGACATAACTTCTGACTGAATCCAGTCAATCTGCTTTTCGTACTCATGGGCGTTGGTATGGTCAACACAGTCATCCATGATGATTAAGTCAGCACGCGCACCGTAGATATGACCACGAACACCAATAGCCTGAACTGTTGGGTCCTTTTCGCCTGAGTCTCTTGCCTCGGAGGACAAGTAAATTAAGTCCTGCTTCCACGAATCCGAATTCTTTTCAAAGCCCCCAGGTGGACCAAATGCCAGGTGGAGGTCTTGGTACTTAGGATGAGTTAAACGGTTCTTGATGGAAAGCAGGAACTTTTGCGCCATAGCCTGTGTCTTAGACACGATGATGATTCTTATGTTTGGGTTACGGCAAATCTCGTAGAGTGCATAGTTGACCGTGATGGTCGTAGACTTGGCATGCTCTGGTGGTGTATTAACAATCAGTAGGTCTGGGTCCCCAGGCTCAAAGATGATGGAAGGATGCACATCAACGGGAGGTCGGGATTCCAATAAGTCAATCCAATGTCGTTGATGTGGATAGACATCGGTGCCTAGATACTTGCTAGAAAACTCCGCAAAAGGAGGCACTTCCTCACGGGGGCTATTGATGTCCCCACGGGCGGTCATGGACCGTACCTTGTCAACTCCTAGTGCAAAGGAGGGGTCTGTCTTACGGTAATACTCGTAGGTCTTTACACTTCGACCCACGGCATCCATCGCTTTTTGAACAGAGTACCCCTGCATAAGAAAATCTATAACTTGCTTTTTGATGGCATCCGACTTATGGGATGCGGCAGTCGTTCTTTTTCTTTCCATAGGCATGTAGCAGAAACGCGACCTTTTAGGAGCGTTTCGCCAAACTCTCTTTCCTAACCGTAGGCTGTAGCCCTAAGGCGGAAGCCGTAGGTTAGGGCGTTTATTAGGGTACCAGCCTTAGGGCTGGTTGCTAGTAAGCAGAGGGGCTACATTATTTACGCCCCTCACTATACTATAGGTGTCCAGAGACACTTTATTGGACACTTTTTTGGCAAGTATTTTTAAAATCTTTTATCTTAAGACATAAGTGCTGGTCAGCGCCCCATAACGAGGACTATCAAAGTTATGTGGGTACATACACATATACACATATACACCGCATTTAACAACCCTGGGGTCACACATGACCCTGCAATCACTCATCTACTTACAAGAAAGCACAAGCCCGACACAAGAAAGAGGGCAGGGCTAGCGATGTGAGCGGGCTATCACTTGAAAGGCGTTTAACTCTTGCCCCTACAAGGAGCGCGGGGGGGCGGGGGGGCATGCATGCGGGGGCGCTCACTTGCCGTCTCACTATTTGAGACACACGCTCACACGCGGGATGTGATGCATCTCACAAAGTTTTTTTCGACACACGCTCACCAAGATTTGACCGCGCCTAACCCGAGGCACTAGAAATCTCCTAGTGAGTCAATCGGACTTACAACAGAACAGGAGAAACAGAACATGACACAAGCAACCGCAACCAAGGCAGGCAAGGCATCAACCAAGGCGGAGGCGCTTTCAACAATCACCAAGGCGCTTGAATCTGCTCATGAACTCATCAAGGCAGAAACAGGCGCACCTCGCGCAACTCTCTTGGTGACCCGCGACCTCAAGGGTCGCAAGGGACATTTCACACCTTTCACACCTTGGCAAAATGGCGAGGAATCTTTCTCGGAGATTGCTTTCAACCTTGAGCATTTCACAACCCCCGAGGAATTACTTTCAACCCTCTTGCATGAGGTGGCGCACTCAATCAACCACCAAAACGGCGTGGAAGATTGCTCAAGCAACCAGTATCACAACAAGCATTTCAAGACTCAAGCCGAGGCGCTCGGTCTTAAGACACTAGAAATCAAGGGCAAGGGACACGCCTCAACAGAACTTACAGAATTTGGTGCCAAGCGATGGAGCAAGGCGCTCAAGATTCTTGCGGGCGCATTTGATTTGGTGGCACTTGGTGGCGAATCTGCCAAGAAGAAAGGCAGAAACACCAACTTGATTAAGGCACAATGCGATTGTGAGAACACCATCCGCCTATCTCGCACCGTCTTAGAAATCGGCGTGACATGCAACCAATGCGAAGAAATCTACAAGGAGGCATGACTTAAGACAGAAAGCCCCCGCACCGATTAAGTCGGCGCAGATTCAAGACCTAGCGGGGGCGCTAACTCTCAACCTAAAGTTGAGGGTGAGGTGTGATGAACATCACATCGGAAATGCTAGGTTCCTATCGGAAACGGTGGGAAGATTGCACCAAGCAAGACCACAACAGGCACCGCGCAGGTTGTGTATTAAGACAGGAGACAGAACAGATGGCAACAAGAAGCACAATCGGACTTAAGACATCAGACGGCACAATCAAAGCGATTTACTGCCATTGGGATGGATACCCCGCAGGCGTAGGCGCTGGCTTGGTTACCTACTACAACAGCAAAGAGCAGGCAGAACAACTCATCGCCCTTGGCGGATTCTCTGCACTTATGGAGACACTAGAAGAAACCAAGGCGGGAGTCTACGGCACCGAATCAGACAGCGCCCGCACATTTACAGGCGAAGGCGATTGGTTCGAGAACTTCAACGCGGGCGAGGAGTATTTCTATCTATACACCGAAGGCACAGGATGGCTTTACTCACAGGGTGGCAACTGGTCAGGTATTAAGACAGAAAGCGAGGTGGCGTAATGCTTAAATTCTATGTGGTCAAGCGTGACGAGCGCGAAGGTGACGGATACAAGGGCGTGGTGGATTTTGAGAGCGCCGAACAACTAGAAAGGTGGCTCTCATACCATCGCGGATACATCGAAGAACTACGCACCATCGGAGAGGTTGTGGCTTAAGACATGAACTCAACATGTGAAGATTGCAACAGCGTGACACGAATCACACTCGCCCCTTATGGCATGCGTTTCATGGCAGAGATTGCATGCCCTAAATGTGGTGTGTCTTACGACACAAACTTAGATGATGCCGACATTGAAAGGATTAAGTTGGAACTTAAGACACAACTAAAAATGTGACTAACATCACAGCCTCAAACCATTGACAGATGGCGCATGCTCACGACATGATTGAGGCACAAGCAAGGCGGGAAATACTCGGCTTGTTTATTAAGACAGGAGAACGAAGATGGATGCACGATACATGATGGCAGATGCTTATTCAGCACTCAGCCGAGCAGGTATGGAAGTTACAGAGTTTGAAGCAGAACTAAACAACTGCAAAGATTCAACCGATGCTTATCGAATCGCCCTTGGGTGGCGCAACAAGGCAGAGGCAAAGATTGCAAGTGGAAAGGTTGTGGCTTAAGACATGGAAATCACAGAGACAAAACAAGATTTTGTTTATGGAAAATACACAGCCCGAACTTTCTTTGGGGAGTACGGGACACACATTGACTGGTTCAAGGGTGAGTTATTTATTAAGACAGAAAAAGTACCTAACGCAATCCAAGAACAACATGAGAAAAAGATTCAGGAGATTCTTTATTAAGACAGAGAGATACATGTGATGAAAATCACAGCCTCAAATGTTGAAGAAACCGCGGTGGTCATGCCACCATTGAGGCACTGGTAACAATCCCGTTACCTACAAGCACAGGAGAAAAAGCAGATGAAGAAAGCAGAACTCAAGGCGGGAGTTGCTTACTATGCAACCTCTCAGAACAACGGCATGCAGACATACCAAAAGTCATTGTTTAAGACACATAGCCAACACAGTCGCAATCGTTTCTATGTAATCTTTGATGCAAACGGACAGCCAGCCACAGGATACCGAAGCGCAAGCGTGGTTTACATGACCAACTGCAAGACATACGGATTCGACTGCCCAACACATGGCAAAGACGGCAGACTCAACTGCTACCGCACAGACTTCCGACTCATGGACATACGCGATGAATACTGGTCAGTAATAAAGCGCATGCATGAGGCACGCAAGGCGGAGCCAACCAAGGACATCAGAGCAGAACGCCTACGCCGTATCGCCAAGCGCAATCAGGAATCAAACGAGGCACCAATCAGAGCAGAATTCTATTCTGTATTAAGTCAGATTACCAACAGTCACTGCTCATCTTATGACCGCCTCGGTGGGTTCAGTATTGAGGAGATGCAGAAGATAACCAAGGCACTCAAGGCAAGCATGCCAGCGGTCATGGCGGTGGCATCGTGACCGAGACAATTTGCGGAGACTGCCTCATCCCCCTATCCACATGCCAACATGCCAAGGAGTACAAGAGATGAAACTAAACAGACGAGGCAAGCGAGTGCGAGCCGTAGTTATTTATGTCTTAATACTTACCGCCCTCATTGTAATCACAAATGCGATGGGAGTTTGGGAGATACCCGAATCATGTTTGGTTGACCAAGTTGGTTGTCCAGATGGATACCCTCGGTATTAAGACAGAGTGTGACCAACATCACATGACAAATCCTTGACACCGCATAGGTGACGAGAGTTAAATACAACCACCAACAACAGACAGGAGAAAGAAATGTCAGAAGAAACAATCACAATCGCAGTAGAGATTAACAAGCAGGAACTATGGGATTCAGTATTCGGGTCAGCCTTTGAGTCTTTCGGAACTCACTGGCATGAGGTTGAATACCTTGGCGATACATCATGGGATGTCATCGGTCAGGTCAGACTGGTTGCTATAGATGAGGTGTCATTACTTAAGACAGAAAAGATTGTCGGCATTGAGGAGTTAGCAAAAGCCTTGCCTATTGCCAACAAGCAGGTGTCTATGGACTTGTTCGACTTCGATGATTACGATGCTATCTGCGGTGATGCAGTCTTGCAGGTGGCTGTACTTGGAGAGGTGGTGTATGGCTAATGGCTACATTGACAAAAGAGTGGGTCAGTTACTGGTATGTATGCACCTCATGCGATGCCTCTATCGAGATAGTCACAAGACGAACCAAGAATCGTGCGCCCCAATGCACATGCAAACACAGCCATGTGGTGCTATGTCAGAAGTCAGTTGCCGATAAGAAAGATGTGGCTTAAGACATGACCGATACCGAACGCAAGCAGGTGCAGTCACTTATCAAGCGAGCGCGTGAGCAACGCAACGCTACTAAAAACAACGAGGACTTCGACTATTGGCACGGAGTCTATGAACATTACTTATTGTTACTTAAGACAGGAGAAAACAAATGAGCGAGCCACGCTACCTAGAGGGTGACGACATAGCCCTTGGTCTTGACGAGGAAGATACGGAACCAGACTCACCATACGACACACTTGAGGAGATGTACGGAGATGACTAAGCAACTAGAAGTTGGTGCATTACTTAAGACAGAAACAGCATACGACAAGGACATGAACATCACATGCGATGGGCAGGAGGTACGAGTTATCTTGCACTGGGATTACCACGATGGCTTTGATATTCAGTGGCTTGACCTAGAAGGTAGATGGATTCAGGCACCAGCATGGGCGGATGCTATTGACGAAGCAGGTGACATGAGTATAGGTTATTTCCTTGACTCACTAACAGAACACTCAAAGAAGGAGACACCATGACCGTACTAATGGAGTGCTTGGGTTGCGGTATCACAGTAGAGAACCCTAGAACTATGAACTACATGTACGAGAAGTGCAACCCTTGCACCGAGAAGCAGAAGGACATAGAAGAAAAGGCGATAGATACTTTCCTACATGCAGAAGCCGAGAGAAAGTTGGACAGTAATGTTTAATGACTTAAGACAGATACACCCGCATGCCCGACTGTGGATTGTCACAGCCCTTGTACTTGGTTTGCTCTTTATCTTTAAGGAACCAGCCACCTTTATTGTGAAGCCACCACATGGCAAGGTGATTGCCTACTATCAGAACGATTACCAACGCTATGCCATAGAGAAATTAACAGAAGCGAACATGCTTGAGCAGTACCCATGTCTCTATGAATTGTGGATGCGCGAGTCAAACTGGCGACCAGAAGCAAAGAACAAGAAGTCTAGTGCGATGGGTATCCCGCAGTTACTTAACAGCACATGGAAGAATATCAAGGTGAAGCCCACGCGTGACGGCATGAAGCAGGTTGATGCGGGCTTGCGCTATATCAAGCACAGGTATGGAAGCAATGGTGTATGCAAGGCATACGCCCACCACTTAGCCAAGGGTTGGTATTAAGACATGAACTATAACGAATTGTTATCTAACATAAAGAGCAATCACTACAGGAAAAGTAGAACCCTTGATACTCCTTACGCAGCACTACTTGCGGTAGTGGAATTGCATAAGCCCATAGAAGGAAACGAACATCTATGTGGTGCGTGTTGGTTTGGAGATGGGATGATGTCATACCCTTGCCCTACTATTCAGGCTATTGAGAAGGAGTTAATGTGAGTTTGTTCAAGCCTCTGCACCACAGGGTTATCGCAGTAAAGGGAAGCACGAATAGATATGGTAAGGGATTACTTACTTATGTCTTAAGATACAATGCAAAACTATGGGAAGGTGCTATCTGTCGAGGCATAGATACCGATGTCTTTTATCCACCGCAAGAACTCTTTAGTCGTGACGAGGAGCGCATGTTCAAGCGCATGTGTGCCGACTGTCCAGTAATGCAGGCTTGCTTGGAGTGGGGCTTAGCCCACGAAAGATACGGAGTATGGGGTGGCACCACTCCACCTATGCGACACAAGATGCGTAACACTTTAGGATTGGCGATTGCAGACCCGCAACACAATCCATGATACGATAAGAACGAAGCCCGCTAGATTCTCTCCTGTCTCTGGCGGGCTTTCTTATGTATTAAGAACTAAGATTTAATTCCTTAGCAAGCATGAACACTTCATCACTTAAGTCATCAAGAGTTCCATCGTTATAGATAACATGATTAAACATGTAGTTATCCATCGCATGCTCTGATGTGTGACCATTGACAGCGCTGTGGTTGTGTCGGTTTATACGCCATACAGTACCGCCAAGATTCTTGATTGCCTGTGCCTCATTGGGGTAGCGCACATCAGAGATAACAATCTTATCTTCTGACTTAATACCTGATAATGCAATGTTAATCCACACATCATCGCCTAACATCTTGCGCCCAAAGTCAGTGCCTAGCACTTGTAATAGACGGCGAACTTCTGGATTCTTCTTGGCTACATCCCAGCCATAGTCCTCTACCAAGTCAGAGACACGCGTGATGCTATCCAACTTAGGGTTGATAATCATTAGCGCTTGGCGCATAGGGTCAGCGAAAGCAAGGCGTGTGTATCCGTAATTAAGACACAACAATTCTGCCGTGCTGTCCTTACCTGATTGTGCGTATCCACTCAACCCGATAATCATTAGTATTCAACTCCGATGTACCAGAAACCAAGGTCAATGGTGGTGTACCAACGGCTAATATCAAAGCCAATACCGAACCCACTCTTGCGACCATAAGCAAACCAAACCTTCTTGCCAATTTTCTTTTCCATTATTCGTTCTCCTTTAGTTCAGCCTGTGCTTGTGCATTACTCTTGCGCCTTCTACCAGCACGCCATACAGGTGGCTCGCCACCCAATCTATCTTGCAACTTAATGATGGCACGCTTGACACGCTTGCGGATTGCTTCTTCGCTTGCCTCGTATAAGACAGATAAATCCTCAAACTCCATGCCACCATCATGGTAACGATTGCGTAACAACTCTCTGTCTGCATCACTTAAGGCAGAAAGTCCTTGCTTAACATCCGATAGCAAAGCCAACCGATTGTTACCTTCGGCGGGCTTACTGCTTTTAGACACAAACTCCGATGCCATATCCGAGGCAGAGTCCCAGCCCTCATGTGTCCACACATCACGCAACAGTTCGTGCAATACCTCTGGCGTGTAATAGAAACTATCACTCATAGGCGAGCGCGACTTGATTGCTCTCTCCTTGGCAACTAACTTCTGTGCCTCGTTGTTGAAAGTCTTGCGTAACTTATATGGCATGGAGTCATCAGTGTTCCACTCCTCTATCTTGTGCCAGTGTTCCAAAGCCCATAGCGATAGGTGTTGATAGATGTCATCAACGCTTACAAGACCACGATGCATGCGACTACTGCGTGTCGCAGACATACGGGCTATCTTGTATATCTGTTCCCAAACTATGTCTTGCTTGTCACTCATTTTTTAATTTCCTCATTGCCATTAGTAGGTCATCAACTGTAATCAGATAACCTTTGCTTTTATTGGGAGGAATCTCGCAAGTAATCTCACGACCAAACTCTTTGATTGCATACAACACATGGCTCGTAGGCACCATGAGTACGCCCTTCTCTAACACAAACGCCCAGTATGCTGCCTCTGTAACCATGATGCCAGACTTCTCCCATGATTTGGACTTCATAAACCAGCACTCAACTTCAATGTATAGGTTGTTAGTAACCCACCATTTTCTATCTCTCTTTACTTCTATTGTCTTGCCTTCGGTAAGGAGTTCTTCTACTAACTTCTCACCCTTTCTGCCGTACCCAAAGTCTAAATCGAAACTTGAGTTCTTTACCACTTGTTAAACGCCCGCTCTTTTATGAAGCCCATCGGCTCCTTCGGATAGATACACATCATTTACATCACAGTTATCAGGCATAAAAATAGGGAATACATTTTCTAGTTCTCTTGTAATTTGCTTAGCCATCTCTCGCCCAGCATTATCACCATCACAAAACAACATTACCTTCTCCCAATCAGCAAGCACGCGAGAGTAAAAAGGTTTCCAGTTGTTAGCGCCAGGCAAACCAACGGCTACAAAGCCTGCTTGCGTAGCGATGATTGTGTCAATCTCACCTTCACAGATAGCGAGTACATCACCATCCGATGAGAGTGCGTTGACATTGTAGATGTGTGTGGATGCACCTGGTCTTGACATATACTTAGGCGCACCGTCTTGGTTGATACTACGAAAGCGTAGGTCAACGGGTCCTGTTGGTGTGAGGTATGGGATTGCAAGTCGCCCGACATAAGGTTCATGTCCAGGCTCAGGATTCGCCACGAAGCCGAGGCGGAACATACGCGCTGTCTCCTCGGTTATACCGCGACTCTCCAGATACGGCAGGATTTCGCTTAGGCTTTGCTCGTAGTTCTCCGTTGCTCTCTCCAGTAATTCTCTCTGCGATTTGCTTAGCCTCGCCATAACCAACGCCTTCTTTCTTCATAATAAGGGAGTAAACATCTCCCGCCATGTCACAACCGAAGCAACGAAAGCCCCCGTTGTCTAAGTTCAAACGCGCAGACTTAACTCTATCACCGTGAAACGCACAGCGCACAGTGACCCAGCCCCTTCTGCCATGGGGTATCTCAAACCCGTAATGTTCTAGCACTTTACCGATGTCATGTTTAGAGTTTGGCGAGAGCATCACTAAGCCTTTGCACTACATAAGACTCCATCACTCCCTTGTTCGATGCCTTAATGATTACCAATGGGGTAGGTGCAAGGGCTAGGTTCTTAGAGATGCGATAGTTCTCTGCCTCTACATCAGCCTCACGCAACCACCCGCTCAGGTCAATGCGACCATCACGCCGTGGTGCCTTAGCCTCAATCACATAGGTATCATTTACTGTCTTAAGAAAGACATCACCTATGTCATTGCGCCCTGCCCGTGGCAATCGTTGTGCTTCGTAGCCCTCATTGACTAACTCATCGGCTAAGTCAATCTCCCACGCTGCACCTCTACGCTTATTCGCTTGCTGTTGTGTCGCCATTTTGTTTCTCCGCGTGCTGGACTGCTGCCCAGTACAAGTTGTAGTAGTTGGAATCAAACGAAAATCGTTTCATGTGTTTGACTGTTGCACCTGTGTGCGCATAGACAGGGATGCCTACCTCTTTAACCTTGCGGAAGAAGGACACATCCTCACCAATAAACTTCTCACCTGCATCTTCACCCTCTGCAAAGAGGAAGCAATCAGCACCAAACTTCTCGCGCAGTTGTGTAACAACGGAGCGATGCATCAACACCAATCCCATGCCAGCGTTGTCAATCTTGATGACTTGGTTCTGTGGCAATGGGTGGATGTAGGTCATCATGTGCTTGTCGCCAGTCTCATTAAAGAGTACGGGCATAGGTTGCATGAGTGAGCCTTCGTTCTGCTTGGAGATAAAGTAAACGCCAGAAACAATAGGCTTGCTGTGTTTCTCTGCTGTATCCCAAATCAACTTCATCACATCAAGGGTAAGCACGATGTCAGAGTCAACCCATAGAATCCAGTCTGTCTTAACCTCGTCATACCACTTGTCAATCAACGCTTGGCGTTGGCGTGCAATCTGGTTACCCTGCACACGCATAGCGTTGTTAAACAATATGTTCTTAGAGTAGGCAGTGACGATGGTATAGACCAAGCCTTCGGCAAACTTGCCGTCAACCATGCCGTTATCGCACCACGCTACAGTCAGTGTCTCTTTACTGCTGTGCATTTTTAAACTCCAATGTTCCTTCTGATTGGTCAAGTACAGTCATTGCGTTCTCTGCCATTAACTTCCATGCCATTGACATAGCATTTAGTTGATTGGCTATATCTTCCCTGCACTCATCGCCGTGGTTCTCAAGGAGATGCTCACCGAGTTGTCCTACATAGTCAGCAAACTGCAGTGACTCCAACCAAATCTGATTCGGGTCAAATATCTGCCGAGCATTTTCATCTACTGTTTCTATAAAGTCAGGCAGTTCGTTAAGAAGTGCTTGCTTCACCGCTGGTGACAGGGGCGCTGCTTCCAGAATCTCCATCAGTTTCTCTGGTGTAAGACACAGTGCCTCGCTTAATGAGTTCGTTGTACTCGCTTGCGTTGAGGTCTTTGAAGATTCCGCCTTCTTTTTTCTGCCAAACATACGCTCTCCATCCCACTGTGTATACATATCTTTTTGGTTCAAACATCAGTTGTGTCTTAATATCTAAAAGTAAAGGCTTCACGGGGACAGTAATACCTTCTGGATAATCTTCTGCTGGAATCTCGCCAGCGTTTTCTACTACCTTTAGTTCCCAATCTTGGTTACTCATTGCTTCTCCTATGCTTGGGGCATGTCTAAGATAGACATACTCGCTGGGTTATACGACAGCCAAACAGGTGATGAACCCATTGAATCTGCTGGTCCGTATCTATTCTTTACTACTGCTACACCCATGGATGCTAACTGCCCGTGGATAGTAAGGATTAACGAAGGAGTCTGGGCTACCTTGCCATGCAACGCAGAGCGTGGCGGGCATGGGTTACCAGCAGCACCTTCACTTGTGTGGTGACAAACAATTACTGCTGCCCCTGTCTCACGCGCCCACCATTTAAGTTCACGCATAAGGGTACGCAATCCACCCCACTCATCTTGTCCATCCATGGTTACATCAACCGCGTTGTCCAAGACAATCATCTTGACATCCTCACCTAAGCGTTCTCTTGATGCAAGGATTGCATCTTCAATATCCTTAAGCGTTGGTGCAGAATCAAACTCCCACATAATGTGGTCGGCAGGCTTTAACATCTGTGCTGCCCAGTCTCTATCCATCTCCATCAAAGGTTCAACATCTTGTTGCGCCTTACCTGTTAGCATCGCAAGCAAACGCAAACTCATAGTATGTGAGTGAGTATCTGCTGAAATGTACAAGGTAGGAACCTTGGCATGTACTGCAAGAGACAATGCAAATGTAGATTTACCAGCCCCTGGAGGACCAGCAATCATTGACACTTCACCATGTCTAAACATGGCTTGCTGCTCTGCAAGAGAGCGCCACACAATAGGAACTGTGGCACCCCCTTGCGAAGCAGTCTTAATAGCGCGTGAAAGCAGGCGCACTACTAAGCCTTAGCGTTGCATGCAGACTCTCTTGGCTGAGCGCATGCATAGAAGGACTTGTATGGCTTTCCAGCCTTACTGATTCCCGCAGGCACGAAGCGCATTGGCATGCCGTGGTCACAGTTAGGTGATGCACCAGCAGCAGGTGCTGGAGCAGGTGGTGTTGGTGCATAGTTATGTGCTGGTGCAGCAGGTGCTGCTACTGGTTGTGGATTAAGACCTGCTGCTTGCAGGTTGGCAACTGCAGCGTTGGCTGCACCGCCTGCATTTACTACCTGCTCAAGTGCCTGAATATCTGGGATGCGCAACTGCAATGCATCTATGTAGATGTCCAGTTCCTGCTCTGTCCAAGCACGGAGGTTTAGAAGGGTACCGCCAGGGGTCTTGAGGTTAATCTGAAATGGTGCTTCGTTGCTATTCATTTTCTTCGCTTCCTGTTAGTTCGGGATATTTGTGTGAGTCCTTGCCGTTCACTGCATAGCACGCTGCATTTACTGAGCAAGTACCACACATGAAGCCTGGGTTTGGGATGAAGATGTTGTTCTCTACAGCCACTTTAAACCCTGCTACTTGCACGCCGAGGCGTTGTTCGGTGTAGTGAGACAAGTCAAAGAGGTCGGATAGTTCTCCTGTTCTTGCCATCCAGTACGCACCCTTGCTTGGGCGAATACCAAATGTTTTCTCTACTAGCGTTGCGTAAGTACCCAACTGCGTATGCGATGCTGGTTCCTTGGCGCTTGTCTTGATGTCAACGACAACAAGTTCACCGTCAGGTGTAACCATGAGTCGGTCTAAGAACCCACGCATGTTCACGCCGTTGACTGTTTGGAGCAGTTCTGTTTCAACTGCTGGCTTGCCATCTGGTAATAGGTACAGTTGGAATCCACTGTCCTGACGGAATTGTACCCAGAAGTCAAGCATCTTTGGTCCGTTATCCAACCACCATCGAGCATCTTCCTTGTTCGGATATGCCTTAGTAGCACGACCACCTGCACGGAACTCTTTACCACTCTCAAGGGCAACATCAAACTCTTTCTTCCACTCTGTATTAAATACTAAAGTAGAATCAAAAGATGCTTGTGCCTCAGGAGATGCTAGGTCATAGACTTCTGTGCCAACATGGAGAGCCTTGCCACCTACTAACCAGTAGGATGGATTCTCTTTCACGCCTTGTACACGGCTTAGATAAAAGTTCCAACCACAGTTGAGCCATGTTGTCATGGCGCTGTGAGAAACATAGTTTCTGCCCGTTAGGTTTTCTAATGTAGTCATATACTCCCTTTCAATAGAGGAGTGTACTTGCAAAGTCTCCTCTATGCAGGATATAAACCACGGCGTGTCGCAAGATTTTTAAACAAAATACTGGTTACACTCTGTTCGTGCAGAACAAGGGAATACTCTACCGACTACGCAAGCGATGGAAGCCAGAGCCTAGCAGGTCGTTAGACCTGCGTGGCACACCAACGCATGCGTGTCTTTGTGGGAGTTTGTTGTTCTCGGTTAAGTGTATGTTTGAGGATAACGACATCTCGCTTTGGTTTACAGATGCACAGTGCGCCCTATGCGGGGCGCTTGTAACAGTACCCTGCCCAGCGGATGAGGATTATGCCCAAATATGATTTTCAATGCAACGCTTGCAACATTGTGCAAGAGTTGCTACTTGCTATCACAGAAAGTGATACAGTTCCACCGTGTACATTGTGCGGGGCAGATATGAAGCGTGTGTATACACCGCCTGCGATTCAGTTCAAAGGTCCAGGCTTCTATAAAACTGGGGGATAAAGAATTCCGTTGCAATTAGGGGAAGGTTGCTTCGGGATATAAAACAAAAAAAGACCCGCCTCGGAATAAAATCCAGGGCGGGTCTTTCTCTTTGTGTCTTAAGACTTACTTCTTTAAGCCAAACTCTTTCGCTGACTTGTCAAGATACTTGGCTGCAGGTCCTACGAATCCAGCGATGAAGGCATAAGCCAACACCTTTGGGTCATGCTCTCCTGCCATGTACAACGCTACTACTGCTGCACCTGCTGCGCGAGCATAGGTGAGAGCAACTTGCTTAAGGGTTTTGATGTCCATTGTTTCTCCTTTACTTAAGGTTTCTTAGCCTTTACTTAAGACTTAAATACTGGCTTGCCGAAACCGACTACTGTTACTGCCTGTGACTTGCGTAGTTTGGAACCGTTCTTCTTCTTGAAGGCTCGTACCTTAAGACAGACTTGACCACCGTTACGCTGGTTGCCCTTCTTATCTGGTGCCGTGTTGCCTTCAATACATGTGACTGTGCCATCGCCATTGTCTTTAACAACAATGCCAACATGGGAGATGCGGTCTACTCCATCGTTAGGGAAGTCAAAGAACACGATGTCTCCTGGTAGCGGTGTAGCGGTGTCGCTTGCCAACTCCCACTGACCTTTCTTTTCAAATGCCTTAGCACCTGCAACTGTAGATACGCAGTTAGGAATCTTGAGTCCTACTTCGTTAGCACACCAGTTAACAAATGACCCACACCATGGCAAGAAGTTTGCCTTAGTGAAAGCACCGTACTTAGTTTCGTTGTCCTTTGGACCTTCAATAACTCCGATTTCAGTCTTTGCTACTGCAATGAAGTCTGCTCTTTGTCCCATTATTCACTCGCTTTCTTGTCAACCTTAGCAAAGGCTGCGTTGATTTCTTCTGATGTTAGGCTGCCATCTGCTAGATAGAAGCGGGCTAATGCTTCAAGCACGCGGGCTGCACCTAGTGCGCCAGCAAGTGTTGCTGCTTGCCATACTTCAATACCTACCAGTGAGCCAGCACCGATAACTCCGAGAGATTCTGCTGCGATAACAGCAAAGATTCTCATCATTACATTTTTAAATGTATCCATTATTCATCATCCTTTAGGTTTCTTAGTTTAAATGTGACAGCCCATACAACGGTGGAGATTAGGATTGCATACCCAACCACTGTCTTTGCCGAGCCATCAAGGACAACCCATGCAATGAACATACCCAAGAGGGTCCATAGTTGATTTACTATGTCGGAAAACCAAGCCTTCATTTATATCTTCCTTCTAATCGCTGCTGCACCTGCTGCTGCAGATACGGCAGATTGGGTTGCTATCTGACCTACAATGATGGCAGCGACAATGACCTTCTCTGATTCTTCTCGTTCCTCAGGGGACATATCGGCACCGATGTTTGATAATGCAGTCATCACTGCACCTGGGTCAGTAAATAGTTCAGCCAACAATTCGGCTGGGTTCTCTAGTAACTCAAGAGCAATAACAACTTGTGCTGTAAGGATTACTCCGTTGGCTAACTCCACTGGGGTATCAGGCGCAAGTTCTTCTAAGTTTGTGTCCTCTGTCAAGATGACTACTTCTGGTGTAGACTCTGGCGTATGACTAGATTCTTCAACGACATCATCAGCAGGCTCAAGAGCAGGTTCCTCTACTGGCACTGGTTCAGGTTCAAGATTTGGAGGCACAACCTCAGAGTCAGGCTCGGCAGGTGGTACCTCCGCCTCTGGTACTGGCTCTGGGATAGGTTCTACTGATGGTTCCTCGACAGGAGGGGCTTCCTCCACGGGAGGAGCAGGTTCTTCTACAGGTGGAGCAGTCTCCTCTGGAACTGGCTCTGGCTCAGGCGCAGGGGGAACTGGCTCTGGCACTGGAACGGGTGCAGGCTCAGGTGCGGGTTGCACTGGCTGAGGCTGAGGTTCGGGCGCTGGTTGAGGAGATGGTTCAGGTTGAGGCTGAGGTGCAGGAGATGGTTCAGGCTCTACCGCAGGCGGCGTGGAAGGCACGCTTGGCACTGGTTCAGGAGAAGGAGTAGGAGCCGATGGGACAGGTTCTACAGGCGCTGTTGTTGTTTCTTGCGGGCTGGTCGCTGTCGCAGTATCGCTATTTGTCACAGTCGAAGTCTCGGTTGGAGCAGTGGGAGTCTCAGGTACGGGAGTGGATGTTGCAGTTGAACCATCACTCTGACTTGGTTGTGGAGAAGGAGACTCAGTTGGCGCAGGCTCACTCGGCGCTGGAGAAGGCGATGCTTCGACAGTCGGAGTTAGAGATGGCTCTGGACTTGGAGAGGTCGAAGGCGATGGTTCAGCAGAAGGCTCTGGACTGGGACTTGCAGTAGGTGTTGGAGTTGGTTCAGGGGTTGGTGTTGGGTCTTGCCCTGGTCCTACTGGTACGCCATTATAGTAACCCAAAGTAGAATCGCTAAGGTCATCACTAACATAAGTAGTGAAGCCTTGTGCATAACCACCTTCACAGAATAGACGAGGGATGTATCCCTTATCGGCAAAGAACTGCTGGCTATTATCCCACCCAACTTGAAATGATTGCTGAGTTCCATCTGTCTTACTACAGATAATAGTTGCGTTTGCTTGTGCTGCTTGTGCTGATGGAAAGAAAAAAGAAGTACCGAATATGATAAAACAAACTGCAAGTAAACGGGGAAGTTTCACTTGTACCTTTCAATTAGTTTTTGCGTTCACATAAGATTTCGTAGATGCGGTCAACGCGTTCCTCTAGTCTGTCAACGGAATCGCGGAGGCTTGACCCAGAGTTGGGTCTTAATTCAGAAAGATAATGTTTGACTAACCATCGTACTGCTGCTGTAAAAGCACCAACAATGGTAGCAATGGAGACTGCGAGGGCAGCCCAATCTGTAGGTGTCACCGTTACACCACCGTTCTAGCAATGACTTGGGCAACTCCACCGTATCCAGTGAAACCACTCTTAGGTGGGGTAGTTCTAGTAAAGGTAACCTGTTCAATGATTGCTTCGATAGGTTCGCCACCTGCAGTAAAGTCCTGGATGATAACGGTTTCTCCAGCGCCTTCTACTGTTTCTAGTGCATTTAAACGCTGTCTTGCGTAGCCATCGAAGCCAACTATGTTTCCTAGTTTGTCTGTTTCTTTGTCGAAAATAAGGATTGGAATTTGGATAACGCGAGCGCGTGTAGGAGTAGGCAAAGCCTTAGCGGAATAACCATACATAACAGCGCCAGTCGTAGCAGTCGTTGTGTTACGGTAGAGGTTGAAGCGGAACGCAGCATCAGGTGATACATCCGCAAATACCAGAGCAAGGTCGTAGTCGTATTGCTCAATGTTACCTTGCGCAATAGTAGTGAGTGCATCTGAAACTGTCTCTTTAACACGGGCAATTTGAATATCTCCTTGCAATGTTTCTGGGTGACGGATACGCATGCGCTTCCATGCTTTGTTCTCAAGGGTATCGAAGCGGATAAGACCAGTCTCAATAGTTCCTGAGTCAACTAAATCTGTTGCATGCTCTAACCATAAGCCAGAGTTTTCTACAGTAAAAGCCTTGCGCCCATTATCAAAGATTGCTACAGCCCATACAGCACCAGTCACGCCAGGGGCTGCTAAATCTGTAGCGTAGGCATAGCCACCGTTAGTAAGTGGCGCACCAAGGTTAATGCGTACTAAGCCAGACTGCCCACCTACGCCAGCATTAACGCCAGCCCATACATAGTTGTTAGCAGCAGCAAAAGAATACACATCACCCGTTGCTTCAAAGACAAGTGGACCGTATGTAATGTTGCCTTCTGTATCTACAACACCTACGCGTACACCTCGGTTAGTTCCAATCATTACATAGGCACCAAGGTAGCCGTATGCTGCCGTAAGGATTTCGCTTTTAGGTAAGATGACTGTACGCACCATGGTGCTAAGCGCACCAGTACCATCAACAGTAATTTTAAAGAGGAAGCCTTCGTCTCCTGAAAACCCACCAACATAGATAGCGTTGCTTGACTCAGTAACAGCCATGAATCGAAAGCCGATAGGTAGTGTGGTTGAGCCGTTGACTGCAGTAAGTGTGCTGAGGTTGATGGATGAGCCAGTGTTGCGGGCTAGTTCATATACAAAAGTATTCTTATTGACATCTGTATAGCCAAGCATAAAGCGTTGCTTGACATAACCAATGTGCGCAGTTGCTGCGTTGGCTGTGTTAATTGCATAGTCTTGGTGCAAAGCAGGAGATGCTGCATCAAAAGAGTAGCGCCATACCTTAGTAGGTGTGACAATAAACAAGTCGTTGCCACCCATGGCAGCATAAAGGATGTTTTCAGTAATATCAGTATTGTTTAAGACAGTAGTTTCTGTGCCATCGGTTGCAATCTTAAGCACACGAATAGTCTCAGTAGATGCACCAGTTACCTTGATAAGAAAGTCTGCACCATTGATGGTGGTTGAAAACACACCTGCTCTTGATGCTGAACCTTCTTGGAGAGTAGCCTTCTTAAGTAACTTAAGTTCGCCAGCAGTCCATGGGTCAATGCCAGTAGATGATTTGTAACGAAACTTTATCTGCTCAGTGTCGCCTTCCAGTGGCTCAGCATAGTTAATGCCTTGCCCTAGATGGAAGGATGACTGAGAGCGAATCCAGTAGCCTGAGCCAGAGAGCGACTGCTCACCTGGGTCACGCCCGTTGTCAAAACGCTGAGTACGAAACTCGGCAGTCTGTCGGCGGTAAGGGGTAGAGTCAGTAATGGCAAAGATAAATGGTAAGCCCGCGATAGCGATGTCAAATGCATTGCTTGTGATTTCGTAGTATTGAGATACGGAACCAGATAGGTCAATGACTGGGCGTTCGGTAATGTGGGGCGCACGACTCGTAATTGCCACTACTGCTCCTTAGTATAGTAAAAGTTCTGCATCGTCTATTGCATCGTCAATAGTACGAGTTGGTTCTGATATGCATGTTCCTTCTTGGAAAGGCATTATTTTCTACCCCAAGAAATCTTGTTCCATATTCTTTCGTGCCAGTAGTAGATTCCTACTTTGACAACCGTTTCCCATAAAGCAATTAAAGCCGATAGGCTTCCCTTGCCAGTAATAGCATAGGCAACAAGGAAAGAACTAAGGGTTCCAAAGATTCTATAACTAAGAGACTTGGTAAATGACCTAGCCTTAGTTACTTTCATAGACCCATCTCTTTACGCTTTTGTGTTGCAGAGATAGCATGTATATCTGCACCTAAATCAACCTGTTCAATCTTATATCCAACATCACGACCATAAACAATGTTAGTAATGTTAGGAACTTTTACGACAAATGCTCTGGGTACGGATGAAACAATATGTCCAGCAACTTGCTGATACGAGAGCGGGTCTTTCTCACTCGTTCCTTGCGTATCTCTGACCGCAATAAGGACTTGTTCTGTACGCTCATGTGCTTTCTCCAATAGTGCATTGTGTCCTTCATGCCAGGGTTGATAACGACCAAGCAGTAAAGTGGTAGGTGCTTTCCAATCGTGCAGACTAGACTGACCAATGATTAAATCTGTTTGACCTTTGCTGTCGTAAGACACAAAATGATAATCAAACTCAGTAGGTACTTCCCACAGTTTATTAGTATCTTCAAAGCGACCTTCGGTAATTGTGTCCATCCATACAAGTATGTCTGGTTTACCAAAGGCTGTTCGAGTATCAGTAGTAGGACAAATGAAATCAATTACAACTATTAACCCTTGACCAGAAAGCATCCGAGCCATTTCACCCATACGCCTTGCGTGTTCAACCCTATCCTCAGGGGCAAAGCCCAAATCTGAGTTAATGGTTGCTCTTACATAATCAGCATTTAAGTGAACCGCATTGATTCTATCAGCCAGTGCTGTAGCCAATGTAGTCTTGCCCGAACCTGGTAATCCGATAATTTGGATAATCATAATTGTCCCACAATCTTTGTGTATAGATTAAAACAATCTTCCATTAAAGGGCTATTGTATTCTTTATATTCTCTAAACTTAGAGTTTTTATTTAAGACAGATGTATCAATTTCTTTTGGAATCAAATCTAAATGATTAGATACTTTGTCAACAATAGATAAGGGATTGGTTGAAAGTTCAACAAAATCTATTACAATTAGATTATTTATATTATCTAATACCTTGCTGTTAAAACGCATATACCAACGAGCAGTTGCTTCTAAGTCTCGTTCTCCAGAAAAAGCAGACCAACTTGGTACTGATTGATATGGGTTTCGTATTGGTACAATACAATCAACAATGTTTAATGTATTTACATTATGTGAAAATACTGGAACATCAGCATTTGGAAATGATTGTTTTAATAATTGCCCAAGAAATGAGTTGCCAGACCTGGGGAATCCAGCAGTTATTATTCTTGCAATACTGGTGGTTCTGTCCATAATTGATTTTCCTCATCCCATTGCCATGCAATAGATGCGTCTGGTCTAGGAATAGGGGGGACCCAATTAAATACAGATTCATCTAAAACCCAAGAATTAAAAAGTTTAGGTGGAATAAAAGCATCTAGTTCTTCATCATACTTATATCCAATGGCAGCATAGTTTCCTCTAAATGGAGTACCACCAAGAAGATGACTTCCATTTACCGTGTTGTAGGAAGTACGCTTCCAAACATTTCCAGTAACCTGCTGGTTTAATTCTTCGCCGTTTAACTCAAACTCATCACCCGCAGGTACGACATTGATTACCAAATTGTTTTCATCTAGTTCTGCAAAATGTGCCATTACCAAGTCACCGTTCCTGTTCCGCCAGTAAATCTATAGACCTTATATCCTGGTCTAGATGTTGTATCAGGAGTCAAAGATGAAGGTGTCAATGTTCCTGTGATAGAAGTTAAGTTTGATTTTGTATCTTCGTAAGCAATAATAACTACGCCAGAACCGCCGTTACCGCTAGTAGAAACATATCCAGTTTGTGTATTTGCTCCACCGCCACCGCCTCCAGTATTAGCAGTTCCGCTTGTTGGAGCGGTAACATCATTACCAGCAGTACCACCTCCGCCTTGTCCTCCATTGGCTCGTATTACTGAACCAGCGTTAATAACACCACCACCACCGCCAGCGTAATAAGTAGATGTTCCAGTTATTGATGATGCTGAACCATCACCACCATTAGAACGAAGTGAAGAGTTTGCATTGTAAGCAGCATAACCAACAGCACCTGCACCGCCACCACCGCCAGCACCATAGGCATTAAAACTGTAGAAATAAGTTTTGCCTTCACCACCATTGTTACCACCAGTAGTACCAGTACCAGCAGCAGTTATGCCAGAAGAACCACCAGAAAGTTTGTAGACAGCACCGCCGCCACCACCAGAACCGCCATTTTTACCAACCATAAGTGTTGCATTTGGTGGTTCTGCTGTGTGTCCACCACCGCCACCGCCTCCACCTGTAGAAGTAATACTAGAAAATACAGAGTCAGCACCATTATTTCCTTGTGTAATACTAGTGTTAACTCCAGCACCACCAGCACCAACAGTTAGAGTGTAAGAAGTTCCAGAACTTATAGAGAAACCAGTTGATGTTCGATAGGCACCTGCACCGCCACCGCCACCGCCAACGCTTCCTCCACCGCCAGAAGCACCGCCAGCAACAACTAAGTATTCGACTGATGTTGGTGCAACTAGAACAGGTGCAAAGGTTCTTAAACCGCCCAAGCCTCTAGCCGAGCCTCCCGCAAATGTACAAATAAGTGGCATTGTTAAATCTCCTTATTAGGCAAACTTGGTTTGTGTTTCAAGAACTGTGTATGTAGCAGATGCTGTCTTAATAATTGTAAATGAGTATGCATCAATAGCAGATGCATTACCAGCACTAATCGCTGCTGGAACTTTTGGAGTTACAGTAGTTCCATCAATCTGAATTGTGTTTGGATAGTAGGCAGTAGTTCCATTGGTATTAAGCCAGACTACAGTTATAGCATCGCCAACTGCTAAGGCAGTATTAAGAGATACTGTGCTGCTGTATCTGATATTAAGGGTATGGTTGGCTGTTGCGTTAGATGTGTAATACCAGATAGAAGCAGTTTCAACATTTAAGTTGATTGTTCCTGTTGCAGCCGAAGCCACAACATTTACATCTTCCTCTAATCCTCTGATTACTGAATCAGCAAGAGTTCCACCCGCTGCGCGAGCAAGTGGAAATCCACCCGCTGTTGAGCCATCGTGGACTACTACAGTTTTCTTATCGGTATCTACTGTCAGTTCAGCATTTAGACCAGTGAAGGATGCATGCTGAGCAGTTGTACCTCTACGGCGTTGAAATGCAAATGGCATTAGATTGTTCCCCAATCGGATAGATTAGCCCATGAAGCGGATGTTCCATTGTTTGTTAAGAAGTAGCCATTAGTTCCTGCGCTAATGGCTGGTATGTAACCTGCAGCAGTTGTTGCCGAAGCAGCAGCAGAAGCAGCGCTGGTAGCAGCAGCGGTTGCTGATGCAGCAGCGGATGTTGCAGATGTTGCTGCAGCGGTAGCACTAGCAGCAGCACTTGTAGCACTTGTTGCAGCAGCACTTGCGCTGCTTGCAGCAGCAGATGCTGACAAGTCAGCAGCAGCAGCAACAGTTGCAATATTAATATAGGTAGTAGTTGTTGTATCAGTTGATGTAATTTCACCCATGTCACGGACAAGACCAGAACCTGTAAGACCAGTAACTGCTACAAAAGAACTGTTTGCTGCTGTTGCAGAACTTGCTGCCGAAGTAGCAGATGTTGCTGCTGCTGCAGCCGATGCTGCTGCTGCAGTAGCAGATGCGCCTGCGCTGGTTGCCATTGTGTCAATATAGTTTTTATTGGCTGCATCAGTGGATGAAGTTGGGTCAGCAAGACCAGTAATTTTATTTGCACCCATTGCAATAGCACCAGTCATTGTGCCACCTGATAGTGACAACTTGGCTGCTAAAGCATTGGTCATTGTTGTTGCATAGTTAGGGTCATCACCAAGAGCAGCAGCCAACTCGTTAAGAGTATCTAGCGTGCCAGGTGCTGAGTCAACAAGGCTTGCAACCTGTGTATCTACATATAACTTAGTTGCTGCATCTGCGTTAGACGATGGTGCGCCAAGTCCTGTTACTTTGTATCCACCAGCAGCAAGGTCGCTACCCAGAGTATCGCTAGTAAGAGTTTTATTAGAAAGTGTTTGTGCTGCATCAAGAATTGCCACAGTTCCTGTGACATTTGGAAGCGTAATAGTGCGGTCAACAGTCGGGTCAGCAACTGTAAGCGTTGTTTCAAAAGCATCGGCAGTGGCTCCTTCAAAAACAATGCTTGCATCGGTAAGGGTTAAACCTGATACCGCTGGGGAAGTAAGTGTCTTGTTGGTAAGTGTCTGTGTCTTTAGTGTACCTACTACATCACCTTCGCCAGTAGCAATACCATGAACATGTGTGTCAACATTGTTAAGGATGCCTGAGTCAGATGCAAAACCGCGTGCTGCAATGTGTGTCTGCAGTTCCTTGAACTCACGGGCTGAGATACCGTGGCGGATAGTTGCACCCGCTGAGTGCGCTACAGCCTGTGTATTGTCTTGCCCACGATAGACCTTGAGTGTTGTACCTGTTCCATCATAGACGGTGACAACTTCTTCTTTGTTTGTATCAGGGTCTACAAGAAGTGTGTAAGGGAAGGTACCAGGAAATCCTGATACGGATGCTATTACAAACGATGTATTTGCATCACCTTGTGCTTGAGAGGCAAGAGCAGCGCTGAGAGTAGTCTCTACTGCAATGGCTGAATAATTCCTCTTTAATGTACCTGGGTCGCCTGCTGCCATTTATTTACCTATCTTTGATAGTGGGAACGAGTTGGATATTGACGGCGTTGATTCTCAGCAACTTCATTTAAACGCTGCTGATAAACATTAAACAAGAAGCGTGAAGTTGATTCACCTGTGCGAGCGCCTTGCTGCATATCAAGAGCATCGGCTGATGCTGACTGCGGTGCTAGGCGTGATGGGTCAATAAAGGAAATCATACGAAACGCTGCCCCGTAGATAACCACATCTTCTGCATAGTTAGGCAACCCTGTCCAAGTTGAGAACTCTTGGTCACCATCAGTGAATACTGTTGGGCGCTTGCCGAAAGCCACATTGACCTTACGCCCTGGCATGATTGGGCTAAGAACGCTTACGCTCTTACCCAATGCTCCTGCCGTACCGAAGGCTGTTGGGTTAGCCATACGGTCAAAGTTATATGAACGAACTGGTAGCCACTCTTTAGATGGACCTATCAACTCATGTGTGATATTTAGAATCTGCTCTGCTGCATCTGGTAAATCGTATGTTGTGCGGTTAGCGACATAAGTAAACTCTGTCTGCCCTACGCCAAATACATTTGGATACATAGCATTGATTGTGTCATTGATAGCACGCTTAATTTCATTGCGTGGAAATAGAGGGGCAACGGTTACTTTTGCATTAACAGCATGTTCTACCTTAGTAGTGCCACGCTGTCCTCTACCCCAAGGGGATATAGTTACTTGACTATTGGCTGGGTCAACGGAGTGAACATAAAGAATCTCATCGTCAATCTGTATGAATCCACGCCCAAGGACTCCCACATCGTGGAGAGTAAGAGTGGTTGAGGTGCTAGTAGCAGAGGTAGTAAGCCAAGTGGTTGCCTCAGTAGCAATGGAGTATCCGTGGAGAAGCGTGTCTACACGCTCAGCCAATTCATTAAATGTACTCATAGGTCAATACTCCTTAGGGCATCCACGGCAGATTTGCCTGTGGTTCCAGCCAGTTCATTACATACTGCGGTCAAACCCTTGAAGTCATTTGGGGTACGAGTGCTACTTGCCTTGTAGTTCAAGGCTCCTAGCAGTCCTTTGCCAGTAGTCTGTGCATAGGCGTTAGCAGCCCCCAGAAGCCCCTTAAAGGCTGCCTTGTCTGTGACTCCAGCCAGACGGTTGAGTTCACCGACTAGCGTGCTTCCTGCTGCTCCTGTTGCCATTACTTAGCCTTTCTCCGTGCTGCTGCGTTATCCACAAGGTTGGGATATGGTCTGCCTGCCTTCTTTGCGGCAGCCTTAGCCTTAGCCTTTTGTGCTGGGGTCAATGGAGTTGACTTTTTGTTTGGATTCTTTTTATCCCAAAATGCTTTCTTCATTACCACTTCACCTTATCTGCCCAGTACGCTGCGCTCATCTTGCCTTTGGCAATGTTCTTCGCATGGCGTGCTTTAAATGATGCTTGTCGAGCGCTTGGCTTTTTATCGCCACTAACACCCTGTTGACCAAAGCGAATAGTTTTAACCTGCTCACCTGACTTAGCCACAACTACATGTGACTTTGTTGGATGGTTAGGCGTACGCTTTGGTTTATTAAACCCTGATACTCCTGCTCGCTTTAGTCTTGGGTCTGCCATTGATTAGTCCTCGTCTGCTTCCATCTCTTTTGCTGGCTTTGCAGCGAGAGAGTTGTACTTGCTTGCATCAGCAGATGCTGGCTTGTTAACCGCACTTCCGCCGATACCGTAAGGTG